GCCCCCGGATCTCCACGGAGATCACCGCGTCCAGCTGCTTGCCGTACAGCTCCCGCACCTGTCCCGTCTCAGGGTCGCTGACCTCGCCCAGATAGTTGCAGAACCCCACGGTCCGGCTCTCCGCCGTGTCCACGGCCACCGCCGCCACCGGGCCGGCGTACCGCCTGGCCCGCTGGTCCGGATAGGACGCCAGCGTGCACAGCCCCGCCGCCCGCAGGGCAGTGACCACCGCGTCCCGGATCTGATTCAGCTCCCGCATCCCGCTGCCTCCCGTTCCCGCTCCAGGACCGCCCAGTAATGGGACAGCCTGTCGCCGACATAATAGGGTCTGCAGCTGCGCACCCGGAAGGTCCAGCCGTTCCACCCCAGGGTATCCGTCTCCTCCAGGGCCATCTGCCCCAGATACAGCCACAGCCGCACGTCCACCCAGCCGATGGGGGTGGCCTCCTCCCGGGCCCGCTCGCTCCGCTCCGGCACCGGCTGCAAAAACGCCCGCACGTCCACCGTCGTCTCCCCGGTCTGGACGGTGACCTTCTGGCCATACCGCTCCAGGATCTGCCGTACCCAGCCTGTCATCCTCTCACTCCTTGAAACGCAAAGTCTCCCGGCACCGCGAAGGGCGCCATCAGCCGCCAGGCGGTGCACCGCAGCTCCGCCGCCTGGGTCCCCGCCTCCGCCGGGCTCCGTGCCTGTACGGACACGCTGCCCGCCGTGAAGCCGGACACCTGGCCGCCGCCCCGCGCCGCCGCCAAGTCCGCGGCGGCGGTGAAGGCCGCGGCGCAGGGAAACGCCTCACCGCAGTCCTCCGCCGTCACCCCCGGCCGCAGCCGCCTCTCCCACTGCCGCTCCGCCGCCTGACACAGTGCTTCCAGCAGGGGCTCCTCGTCCTCTCCGGCGCCGGAGAGAACCTTGGCCAGCGTCAGGATGGTCTCCGTGCTCATACCACCAGGACCTTGGAGGCCTCCGTGAACAGCTTGGCAAAGCCGGAGATGGAGGTGATGGCCGCCCGCTCCAGCTGGCGGTCGATGAGCTTGTCATACTCCACCGTGATCTCGCTGCCGCAGATCTGCTCCAGGGCGTAGTTCTTGTCCAGGCCGATCAGGATCCCCGCCGGCATGGCGGAGGTCCGCAGGAGCTTGGCCCCCAGGGGCGTGGTCAGGGTGCCGGTGCCCTGGAAGTTCAGCCCCGTCAGGGGATTCTGGAACTCATCCAGCTTCAGCATAGCCAGCATCACGTCGCTGCCCACCAGCATGGTGTTCATGGTGTAGGGGTCGAACTGGCTCCAGAACTCCAGCAGGGCGTCATAGGTCAGCGTCCCCTTGGTTCCGGACATAGGCTTGGTGCCGATGGTGTACTGCGCGGCGGCATTGTCGTTTCCGTCGCCGTCACGCAGCACGGCGATGGCGTCCTCCAGGTGCATCCGGCCGATGTAGGCGCCGATCTGCCGCAGCGTCACGGAAAACAGGTCCAGCCGCTGGAATCGGATGGCCTCATAGGAGGCCACCAGCATCCGTCCCCGCTTGTGGAGGCGCACCAGGTTCTCCTGGGTGCGGACGGTGGTCTCCGGGATCCGGGCGCCCTCCTCCACCCGGCGCAGGGATTTCTCCTCCTCACTGGGCACAGAGGCGATGGACCTGTAGTCCATGCCGTCGAATCTGGTCACCGTGGCGGTGATGGCCGGCAGGATGCTCTCCTCCTCCACCCCCTGCCGTACCACCCGGGAGACGAACTCCGGAAACAGCACGGCGGAATCGGAGGTGTGGAAGAATTTCTCCACCATGTCGCTCCCAGCGCCCTTCACATGGATGTCAAATCGCTTCAGCTGCCGCTGAAAGGCGTCCAGCCCCTCCAGGGGCGTGCCACGGTAGTGTTCGCTGGGATCCAGCTCCTCCAGAGTCTGGGAGAAGCTGCGGCCGCTGCGGCCGTACATCCCCTTCTCCAGCTTGATGTTCTCAAAATGATAAGCCATGTGCGCTCTCCTCCTCACAGTACAAAGGTCACGGTCTTGGCGGTGGTGTCCACGTCCACCACCAGATGCGTGCTGCCGTCCGCGTCCGCCTGGACGCCGCCCTCGCCGTCGGCGCTGAGGCCGCTCCAGCCCAGGGCCGGCGCCGCGCCCTCCGCCGGCACGGTATACCCGGCGGTGACCATGCCCCCCAGGGCCACGGCACAGGCGTCGCCGCCCCTGCCGACGGACAGCACCATGCCGCAGAAATCGTCCCCCGCCTCACAGGCGGCCACTGTCCCATTGGCGCTGATCTTCACCAGCTCCCCCTCCGTCAGATCGTCACAGGCGAAGGTTGCGGCCCACTGGCCGATCCCCTCATAAGAAAGTTTCATCATGCGTCCTCCCTTTCAAATCAGAAATTCCGTCTCGTCCTCTGCCCTGACCGCTCCCCGACTCCGCAGCTGGGGCACCGGCGGGAATCGCCGGGCTGCCTGGGCCTCATAGACTCGTTTCAGGTCCAGCAGCTCCGGCTCCGCCAGATGCTCCGCCGCCTTGGCCAGGGCGCTGCCGTCCACGCTGTCGTCCGCCAGCATGGCAAGGCGCGTCACCTCACGGCGCAGCTCCCGCAGGTATTTCCGGCCAAGCTCCGCCTGGGCCCGCAGCTGTGCCGTCCTCTCGTCCTCGGGGCCATACCGCTTCAGGACCCCGGCCTTCCGCTGGGCCGGCACCGCCACGAAGGACCACTCGTAGGCATCGGTGGGCTCCCGCAGCTCCAGATAGCACAGCCGCTCTCCATACCGCTGCCCCGGCACGTGCTGGCAAACGCCACCCTCCGCCCCGCAGATGGAGCACACCCGCCGGGCCACGCTGCACCCCACGCTGACCTCCCGCTTGATCCCCCCTTCGATCTCCGCGATCAGGTCCGCGTTCTTCTCCGTCCGCAGGAGATACGCCCAGGCCTTCAGCCAGCAGTAGCCGTCTCCCGCCGCGGTCGCCTGGGCGGGTTCCCGCACCACCTCGGTCCGGTAGATGCGGGCGGTCTGCCCCTCCGCCGTCCACTGGTGGTCGAAGATGCCGCTCTTCCCCACGAACAGGTCCCCCAGCGTGCCGAGCGCCGCTTCATCGAACCGCTCCCAGTCCCGGTCCACCTCGTTGTCGCACAGCCGCAGGGAGAAGGCGTACACCTCCTCCGCCCGCAGGGGCGACTTGGCAAAGCGGTTGATCTCCGCCAGCTCTGTCTCCGCCGGCACGCCGGCGGTCCCTGTCAGGTCCTTTTGAATCTCCATCCTGTCCTCTCCTTCCTTGGTTCCCGGCCGCCTCACTGGGCTCCCGGGGAGCTCTTCCGGGCTTCTTCCATCGCGTCATTCTCCAGCCGCAGCTTCCGCGCCTGCGTTCCCCACCGTGCCTTCGGCGCGGTGGGCCCCCGGTTTTCATTTAGGTCGGGCAGGCAGAGCCCGCCCTCCCCAAGGTTCGGCCGCTCCGCGTCCAAACGCTTGGACGCCGCTTCCGCGGCGGGCGCGCTTTGCGCGCCATCTCTCAGGCCTTCTGCGCCGCCTCCGCCGCGTCGTTCTCCAGCCGCAGCTTCCGCGCCTGCTCCAGGTAGAGGGCTGCCCGGGCGTCCTCCACCTCATCCTGCAGGTTGATGTCCTCCCACTGGACCGCAGCACCGCAGGCATATCCGTGCATCCGCAGCCACAGCCGGCAGATCCGCTCCACCACCGGTGTGATGGTCCGCCGGAGGGCAGTGATCTCCGTGGTGAGCATGTCCGCCTGCTGGGAGCTCATCCGCTCCGTAGAGCTCCAGCTGAGCCCCAGCATGAAAGGCGGGATCCCCGTCTTGGCCACCACCTGCTCCAGGATCTGCCGCACCGGCACCTGGCTGTCCAGAATGGGCGCGTCGGCCCCGATGACCTGGATGTCCACATCCCCCACAGCCACGAAGTCCCGCACACTGCCGCTCTTGGTGTCCTGCATGGCCCGGGACCACTCCCCGGCCAGCAGCTGGCTCCGCTCCGCCGCCTGACCGTTTCCGCCGTCCCGGCAGGTGACGGCAAACCGCAGGTTGCCGCACCGCTCCCAGTTGACCCCGATGGTGTGATAGATCTTCATCAGAATGTCCGCGAGGAACGGCAGGCCCCGCAGCAGGGACACGCCATAGGGACTGTCCGCCTCCGGGTTCAGCGGCGTGAACAGCAGCAGGTCCTGATAGGGCAGCGGCCCCATCCGCCCGCGCTCATCCGGACCGCAGATGGTAAAGGCCAAGGGGTTGTCCCCCTCCTGGATCTCGACATCCTCCACCCGCCCCCACAGAACTGCCGCGATGTCCCGGTTCCCGGCGGCTGGCACGATCTCCCCGATGGCCCGCCCGCAGGTCAGCAGGGAGTCCAGGTATCCGTCCAGAAACGCGTTGAGGCCATACTGTCCCCGCCCGGCGGGCACCGTCCGCAAAAACGCCTGCAATGCCCGCTCCGCCGTCTTGTCATCGCAGGTCGCCGTCACGCCGCCCGCCATCCGGATCAGCTTATAGATGGCGGCGTCCACCACCGGCACCGCCTCCCGCACCGCCCGGTACAGCCGGATCTCCCCGCTGCGGAGGGGCACGTAATTCCCCAGCAGTCCAAAGGGATGGTGTCCGGCCTCCCGCAGCTGGACCGATGCCGCTCTGGGGCCGTCCTTTTTCCGAAACCACTTCAACTTTCAAACCTCCTGTCAAATCCGCGGCGCAATCCTCAGGCCCGCCGCTCCACCCAGGTGGCCGCAAAGCCGCCCCGCTCTCCCGCGGCCGCGTCCATGGCAAAGTAGCGCAGATCGTCCATGGCGTGGTCCTGCTCCTTTCTGGGGGCGTCCCGCTGGCCCCGGGTGTCCCAGCAATAGGTCTCCATCTCCCGCAGGCAGTCGGTGCAGGTGTCGCAGATGACGATCCGCCGCCGCTTCAGCAGGTCCGCCGTCACCCGGATGCCGTCGGCCACGTCGTTGTCCGCCCGGACAATCCGGAAGCCCTCCCGCCGCAGCGCCTCGATGAAGCTGGCCGCCGAGGGGTCCACGATCACCCGGCTGATCCGCCGGTCCCCCGCCAGCTGCCGCAGGTCCTGCACATACTCCGCGTCGGTTTTCTGCCGCCCTTCCCGGCGGGAGTCGTAGTAGAACTCTCCCACCCGGTACCAGGTCTCCCCCTGTCGGCCCCACAAGCCGA